TCGCCTGTTCGAATCAGGTCAGTAGCTCCAAAAATCCTACGGATTTGCGTTGAAAATCGCAATGTCGGTAGGATTTTTTGTTTCTATTTTGGTGTTTTCAAAAAAAAATACAGCGCAAAACCCAGCGCTGCCTGCAAAATGGCGCAAAGAAAAAGCACGCCAATACAAACGTATCAGCGTGCTTTTTAGTGCGGGTAGTGGGGGTCGAACAACAAAAAATGATTGAGTAACGTCAAAAGCATATCTGCAACGCGCCTAAACACTTGCTAAAAAGGTAGTGTGGTTGGTTTGTAGCCCATGTATTTTGCTACGTTTACAAAAAAGAGTGTTACCAAATGTGTTACCAGAATCACCCTTGAGCCTTCCTGAATGCCGCGGTGGTAGCGGCAGCAAGATCTTCCCTCTGACCGTCAAGCTCGTGCCGATACACTCCGGCAGTGTCCATGTTCTTGCTGTGACCGACCAGCATCTTCAGCTGGCTGTCGGTCAATACGCCGGATTCAATGCTGACGAAAGTGTGCCGCATCTCATACAGCGTGACCTGAGGCTCAATGCCATTGTCACGCTGGTACTTCTTCCAGCGCTTGAATAAAGTCCTCTGGTTCTGGATCTGGAACAAAGGGGTGGTATAGTTCAGCGGGATACCGGAAGCCTTCAGCAAGGCCACCTGCGCTTCGCATGCCTCACGGGCTTCCTTCCCCATGTCGAACGAACGAATAGCGTTTTCATTCTTTCCGGTGGTTTCCTCATCCAGCCGGTTGATGCTGCGGCGCAGATTGACCGTGTTCCCTTTGACGTCACCATACCAGAGCCCCACAAGTTCACCGGGGCGTACACCTGTAGCAACTGCAAACCGGTAGGCATAGATATACTCGTCAAAGACCAGCTTGCCATAGTAAAGGCGGGTGTCCACATCAAACAGGACTTTCAAAGCGGTCGGCTGTAAGATCTTTTTCTTCCCCATGCGGGCATTCTTCGGGATAGACAGCTCAGGGAACATCGTACTGTACCTGTTCCGGCGGCACCATTTCAAAAAGCTGATCTCCGTTGAGCGGATCGTCATAAGGGTCTTACGGCTCAAAGGCTTGTCGCTTGACCTACGCTGACGCTCCTTTTTAAGGCATCGCTTTTTGAAAGACAGATTGATGGCCTTTTGCAGATCGCCTTCGGTCAGCTCGTCAATGCGGATGTCCCCACAGACAGGCAGAATATAGTAATCTCCGTATTTCTTGCACTGCTCAACATAGGACGTGCCGCAGGTCAGCTTCAGCTCTTCTACCCACTCTGAATAGAGTGCAGCCACCTTCTTCCTGCCGTCCCGGATGCTGTCATCAAGCCATGCATCCGCTTTTGCATTTGCTTCGCGCTGGCCTGTGCGGCCCGGCGTGCTGCTGTAAAACCGTTTGCGGGTGCCGTTCTTCTGAACCGCGATGCACCAGCGCTTTTCCTTCTCGACCCAAAACGCCGTGTTGACTCGTTTTTTCATAAAATCCACCTCCATACACAAGGGTACACTTTGACAAGCCTGCCCGGAGGTGGTATCATAAATCTGTACGGTTCCCCAACTGTACGATCTGTGATGCCATCCGGCAAGCAGATTCACTCTCCCGGCGTTGGCGCGCCGGGGGAGTTTTTTATTGCTACCCGCCCATGTTCCAGCATGGGCGGGCTTTTTTATTTTTGAGCCAGATCAAACAGATATGCGCTCGCTTCTCCAAGCTCAGACTTCTGGCCGTCTGTCATGTAAGGCAAATACGGTTCAAATGCCTGATGATATTTTTCGGCCCAGTTCTGTTTCGCCTTTGCTGTTTTCAGGCCCTCGATTTTTGCCTGATACTTTTCTTCTGTACGGTGAATGATTTCCTTTACAGCATCATCCCGGAAGCTAAGGCTGCGATACTTTTTCAAATCAGCTGTAGCGCTTACCGGTGCACCGTACTTTTTGCACTCTTCGAGTTCCATCAAGCGTCCAACGCAAAAATCGTACCGAGTGAAGAACGTGGACGGGTCAGTCGTTGCCTGCAGAATTTTTGCACTTTCCTGTGCTTGCTTCAAAAACTGCGGAGCCAAGACCCTTGCATTCGCACGAGAATCCACAAGGTCAGTCTGCCCCATCCATTCAGGATTAGGAGAGTAGAGTTGCGCAGGCTCATTCACTTCATTTACGTTTTCTTCTGTCATGCAGCTTTGCTTTGCATTGCATTTCGATCTCGGACGAGTAATGGTATTGAACACCATAAAAATCAAAGCCATTACAAAGAACGGAATCGTAAAGAAGAAGAACAAGACCAGCAGAAGCATTCCTGTTGTTCCTGTTGTTTCTGTTGCCGCGCCCTTTCCAACTAGAAACATAGTTGGAAGAATTGCCCCCACAACACACGAAGCAATCAATTGTTTGTTCGTAAGGCTGGTTCTTTCCCAGCTGTCAGAGGTTGTGTCGAGATTCTGCCGACTTCTTCCCCGTTTTGCTTGACCGAAAGCCACGCGCGAGACAGCGTTGGCCGTTCTGGTCACGCTCCTATCAAAGGACTTCATGGTCTGGGCATACTTTTTGGAATGCCCAACAGATTTTCTACTTGACATGACAGACTCCTCTCCAACATCATATATCCCGGCAGAGCCCCACGGCCTTGCCTTCAATCACAACGGTGTTCATTTCCTCTTTGGTGAGGATGATGCTCTCAAACGCCGGGTTTTCCGGGCGGAGCTCTATAAAGTTTTCGTGGAGATACACATGCTTCAGGGTAGCTTCCTCGCCGATGCGCACCGCTGCGATTTCTCCCTGCTCCACCTCCGGCTGACTGCGAATCGCCACCAGATCACCGTCGTGGATGCGGGGCTCCATGCTGTCGCCCTTGCAGGTCAGCGTAAAGGTGGAGTGCCAGCGAGAAGGTACACAAACCATCTGCTCTACATTTTCTTCCGCCGTGATGGGCGTCCCGCAGGCGATCCGGCCTACCAGCGGCACCCAGTCCATCTCCGGCATAGGCTGGAAGCCCGGCGGAATAGGGCGGGAGGTCGTAGCAGCGGGCGCATCATCCACAATTGCACTTTTGGGGATGCCGAAATAATTTGCCATCTTCTCTACAGCACCCATGCGCGGAATTTTCGTTCCGAGTTCCCATGTGGACACCGCTTTGTCACTGACGCCTGCAATCTTGCCAAGTTCAGCCTGTGACAGGCCGTGCTCCAATCGGATTTTTTTTATATTTTCAGCGATGCTCAATTGAATCACTCCTTATATGTAGAGATTACACCAAAAGTAGAGAATTGTCAACATTCAACCAAAAATTTTCTACTTTAAGTTCTTGACATTCTACTAAAAGTGGAGTATAGTGTTCTCAAGCCAAAAATGAAAGGAGGTGTAAGTTTGGGATTCACCGTTAAACAAGCCCGCCAGTACGCTGGTTTCACGCAGCGTGAAATGGCGGAAAAGCTTGGCATTTCGCGCGATACATACCGCAAAATCGAGCAGTCGCCCGAATGTGCCACTGTCGCCACTGCGAAAAGAATCAGTGAGGTCGTCGGCATCTCGATTGACCAAATTTTTTTCGCCAACAAGTCTACTTAAAGTAGACAGCGCGAGTTCATTCAATGGGAGGTGAACCACATGGACAACCACAAAAAGCCCAGCCGCAGGCACGGCTGGGATGCAACTACAATCACCCGGATCAACATTGTGGTCACGATAATCAACGTATCACTTGTAGTATTCCAAATAGTATGGTGGCTGCCAAGGTGATGCCACTGATGATAAGCCCCCAGATAGAGATGATCTTCGTTTTCTTGCTTTCAATTGCCTGCTCTTTCTGGTTTGCTTCCATCATTTCCAGCATCTTACGAAGATTTTCTGCGGAGTCAAGTTGCGCATCGTCAATTTTTCTTTGACGCGCACCTTCCTCAAGTGCAGCAGCAAACATTTCATTGTGTCGCCTGGTCTGATCTCCTATCACTTCGCTTACCCGGCTGGCGCTGTTAAGTGTATCGTAGAAATCCACGTAAATCACATCCCTTCCTGCAATCATTTTACCGCAGGAAGGCGCATCAAACAAGGAGGTATTTCTTGATGGAACGTTACATGATCTATATGCCTGTTGGCACGCAGGGGCGGCTGATCCCCTGCGGACGTGACGGCAGCCTGACACTGGGCGAGATGGAGACGCTGGTTGACGGCTTTATCGATGTGCTGGGCAGCAGCCTCGAACCGGAGTGGGCGCGGGAGCCGGTGGACGGCATCCGGCTGGTCGTTGGCGAGCATGCTAGGCTGTTCGGCGCCAAGCGCAACGATAAAGCCACTTGGCTGTACTGCCGTCAGGACGGTGACCTGATCGTGGGTGACGTTTTTCTCTGTGCAGGGGTGAACGGCGATCTGATCGGCTTTACCAAGCCGGTGGCAAAGACCATCTGCGAGGAGTTTGGTATTGACATGGAGGACGGCACATGGAACGACTGACGGCCCCGCGGTGCAGCGGCATCAAAACCGGCTACTGGAGCACCGCCAAAAAGGAAGAACTGGTGCAGCGACTCGGCCAGTACGAGGACACCGGGCTCACCCCGGAAGAGATCCGGGAGCTGCACAGCAAGGACAACCGCTTTCAGACCTTCAACCCGGATTAAGGAGGAATAAAATGTTGAACCCATCAACCATTCGCGGCACTTTCAAGCAGATCCCATACTGGAAGCTGCGGGGACGGTTCCACAGCTGCGGCTACCGCGATCAGGAAGTGGCCGAGTACATCGGCATTGGCCGGGACACCATGAGCGGCAGGATGCACGGACACAACCCGTGGACAAGCACGGAGATCACTGCAATGTGTGAGCTGCTGGGTATCCGGCAGAATGAAATCGGAGAGTATTTCTTCCCGGCAATCGCAAAGGAGGAAAAGACCGCATGAAACCTTACACCCTTGCATCCGAGCGGGCCGCAGCGCCCACTGGATGCGCGTACATCGCACCGCTGTTTTGGAACAAGTGGTTCCGTTGGGGCGGTAGTCAGGCATCTGGCTGCTACCAGCTGGGCGGACAAATCAAGGATGAAAGCCACACCGGGCTGCAGATTTTTGCTGATGGCGAATGGCACCCGGTCATCGGATGGGCATTGGACGACTGCAGACCCGCAGTCAATTGTCTTCAGGAGGTAGGAGCATGAATATCAGCCCGAACGCTCAGTTAAAAATCCAGCTGGGGAAGGATGGGAACCCCAAGATTTATGCCTGCGGTACAGAGATGGAACAGAAAGTCCTTTGCGCCGCTCTGATTGCCGGGATTTGCATAGATCAAAGAAATCCGGAAGCATTGCTCAGCATAGTGACTACTGCCGCAGACCTCATGGACAGAATGGAGGAATCCCCCAATGAAGATTAAATCCGGCGTATGGTACTGGCTGGCCGTGGCCAGCGGGGCTGTGGGCCTGCTGTACGGCATGGGGCTGGAGGGCAGCTTCCAGACCGGCGGCACCGTTTCGGACGGCGCGTTCATCACGGCCATGGTGCTGATCCTGCTGGCGGTGTTCTTTGCCCGGCTGGGCTTTGCCGCCCATGACCGGGAGCAGCAGGAGCGCCGCAAGGTGCACCAGCAGCCCCGGAACACCGTGAAGAGCAGCAGGAAGGCAGGCTGAGCATGAGCGATTTCAAGACCTACACCCGCATCTGCGTGGACTGCGGCAAGGTGCTTAACAATGTCGGGCGCTCCGCTCAGCGCTGCCCCGAATGCGGCAAAAAGCACGCCAACGCTCAGAGCCTTGAATGGGATCGTCGGCGCAATGAAGAACTGCAGGCCCAGCGTCAGGGCCTTGCCGCTGAGCGCAGCAGCCTTGCCCTTCACGCCGACGTCCGTGCTGCAGAAAAAGCCGGTCTGAGCTACGGCAAATACATGCTGCAGAAAATGCAGGCAAACAAAAAGCCCGCCGGTGCGCCAACACCGACGAGCCCAAAGGGTGATGGAATTTGAAAGCCCCATCACCCTTGATGATATCACATCAGAAAGGATTTTACAAATGAAAGGAATTTTGATCGAACCGGGCGCAGAGCCCGTGGTCACCACCCTGCCGGACAGCCTGTGGGCCATTGAGAACCGGCTGGGCACCCGCTGTGAGATGATCGTGCTGCCCCGCACCCCGGCGGTGCTGTTCGTGGGCCGGTACGATGGCCCCATCCAGCCCGCCAGCCTGCTGAATCGGACGTACCGGGGCCGTCAGCTTTACGGGCCCATCCTCTGCTATGGCTGGAAGGGCAACAACATCCAGCCCATGAGCAAGGATGTGCAGGCCGAGATGCTGGACCGCCTCAAGGACACGGAGGTGCGGGTATGACTACCTATATCTGCAAATGCGGACGGCGAGTGAAGAAATCCACCGATGCCAG